TGCTATACGTGTCATACGTTCGTTTATTTTAGCAAAACGTCTACCCGTTGATTTCCAAAAATGATTTGATTGTACACCCATTTCTGTTTTCAATCGTAAATTATTTGCAACTATCTTTTCCATTTCAGCTAACATTTTATTAACTTCGTTAATACCACGGTTAACTTTTTGAGATGGAGTAGATGTAGGATCTTTTTTATAATCTCTATATGATACTTCATTAACAACACCATACATTTCAGACATCATCTTTTTATAAGTAGACTTGCCTTCCATTGGTTTAAATATTTTATTTGTCTTTTTAACTTTTTTCATTCCAGCGGGCTTAACAACATCTTCATCATCTGCTTTACCAAATGCATATGGTGTATTATATTCACCACCGGCAGATGCAGTAGAATTCATTTCATCTAATTCTTCTTCTTCTTCTTCATTCTTAACTGCTTTAGATACTGTCTTTCTACGTTTCTTAAGATATTCATCTGATGAATCAACTTTACCGTCGTTATTAATATCATCATCTTCTTTACCTACTGGATCAAGTTTAGCTTCATTAATTAAGCTTTTAAAATGATTTCCTATTTCGTTACTCCACTTCATTATTGTTGCCTTTTAAATACATAAACTGATTTATTACCGCTTTCAACTATCCTTTTTGGAGATAATTCATATACAGTACCAACTGTTAAATGTGCTATATTAATACTACCACCACCTGATAATTCTATAGTACCGGCGGCTGATGATTCCCCTACTATTACCGTCCCATAACCAAAATTAGATCCGGTGAAATTAACAGTTGTGTTTTTAACTAACTGCGTAGCATAGTATTTACCAGGATGTCCAAATTTTGAAAATTGATTTACTGGCTGAGATCCGGTAGGTTGTAGATATGGTCCGCTCATTTATTTACCTTTACTTTTTTTAGTTCGCCTATTAATTCATAATATCTTAACATTGTTAAAATATCTTTATCTTCAACTAAATGTTTTTTACGCAATCCACTTAATAATTTAACTACCTCATTAATTTTTATACGAACAATTTTACTAGGAACAATTGTTTTTAATGATGTTAATTCTTTTTGAATATTTTTTGTTTCGACTATAATATATTTTTTCAAATGTACGGAATTAGTAACATTGTTAATATATTCACGTAATATTTTTTTTTGCGGTGCGGTCATGTTTTTATATTTTTCATTAAACTTATCTATTACAAGTTTAGATGCTAATATACGCACGTCCTTATCTTCTTTTATCAATGCACTTGATTTTTTATCTGAAGATTTTTTATTCTGCACTTTTTCAATTAAGATATACTTGTTGCGTATATACACGCCAGGTTCATCTGCTTCTGCAAATTCAAATATATTAAATGTCGATGCATGTGTTTTATAATCTGTTACTCTAGATTTAAAAAATTCATTAACATTGTAATTTTCTTTTAAATCTTTTATCAAATTATATTTTTGTCGTTTGAGATCTGATTCAATTAAAGCTTTACGTGCTTTAATTACCGCATCAACAAAAGTCGCTGCATGAGATTCAGTACTAAATTTTTCTTCTTGAATTGATTGATATAATTTAAGTTCTTTTGTTAACTCTGAAGATCCTTTAAAATGTTTATTTAAAATATCTAATGCTAATGGACGTGTATTGTTCATTGTATCAACGGCCACCTGTCGTACCAAAAGTTCAAAAATTAGTCCGGTATTACGGACCTTTGAATGTTTTATTCGTTTCATGAAAATACGTTCCTATATAGTAGTATACATTGTTTTTAATAAATATATCATTAGACACAAATCAATGCCGTTTATTCGTCGAGTAATTGGTTTTCGTCTAACATTGTGCCAGAATCTAAATCTTTCTTACTTGCAGATTTAATAGATTCTTGTATAATTGCCGGTGATTTTGTATTTGATTTTAATGCTGAGTTACGTAACATTTGTACAAAAGAAGTATTCTCAGTACTTAACGGCCCGCTTTTCCTGTAATTATGTTGCAATGGTGATGAGTCGGTATTAAATGCACCGGATAATGATTTTGCACCTAATGGATCTCTGCCATGAGGACTATCATGAGTACCCCATGTACTAGCATTTTTAGGTCGGCCTGGTCCAGCTACATGTTCTTGTTCCATACCTGGTAACAATCCATCATCTTTTGTTGCAGTATGCATTGAAGCAATATCATGAGGTGTCCCAAAGCTCATATTTGTTTTCTTTGGATCATTACCTTCACCTTTAATTTGTTCTCGTCGGAACGCTTCTTGCTGATCTTGAATTACCTGTTCTTGCTCTGCTTTCCATTCAGCAGCGGACATCTTAAATATATTTTCATATATCCATTTTTCAGAGAACATCATAGACTCTTTCATGTTATTGGCTAATCCTATTTGAGATTCCAATAACTCTACCATTTGTTTTTTATAAATTAAACTTGGATTTTCTAATTCCAATGAAAAGTCTACTAGATCCTCATCTGTAAATCCTTGTGAATATAAATGTACAATTGCAATCTTTGTAAGTTCTGAAACAAATATTTTCTGTATTCTTTCTATTGTTCTTGCAAATCGCACATCCTCTGCTGCTAATGTTGCTTTACCTTCAACGCCTTCATCATATCCTAAAAATGCTTTTGGTATTTTTAAAGCCGCCATCATTTTATTACGTAGATAATCTATATCTTCAATTTGACCGTCATTAGTCAATCCAGGTAACGATTCAATTGATGTTCCAGATTCAGAACCACGTACAGGAAGATAATAGTCTTCCATCATATTTTCCATATTGAACTTAAGATTGTATTCACCAGTCTTTTCATCCATATACGGAATCTTTTTCATTTTACCGATAATCGTTTGCATATGATTATCTACTTCCGCTGGTGGTATATTACCTACATCAATTTTAAATATTCTTCTTTCTGGTGCACGCATAATCCTTTGTATCAACATGGCATCTTCCATTAATGATAGTTGTTTATATATTTTACGTGCAGGTTCTATCATTGCTTTACCATATGGTAAGAAATTTGTATCTGATAATAAACGGAAATGAGCTACTTCATAATTTTCAAATGTTTGTTGTGATTGGAATTGTCCTGAAGCATATGACATATTTGTTCCTTCCAATACAAATCTATATGCATATGGATTTTCCATATCATATCCTTCTTCTCGTCTAATTTCATATGCAGACATTGGAATCACATTCACAACACCTATCTGTTCTTCTATATCTAAATGCAGAAAGAAATCTCCATATTTACATGCGTTACGAATCCATGGCCATAAATTATAATCAATGTTAATTACATCATAAAATAAATTTCTTAATATTTTTTGTATTTCAACATTAGGAGATGAAATTGTTAAAGTATCGCCTTCAGTATTTTTAACTGTTGCTTCATCTGCGTATATATCTAATGCCGATGCTAATATAGGGTCCATGTCCATTGCCTCATAATCAGTAAACAATTCTAATTTTGATTGATGAAAATTCATTGTCTGATTATAACCACCGTAACCACCTTGGCCTCTATGCAGTCCAGCAAATCTATCTACGTATGATGTATTGGTTACAGCGCCGCTAGACTGTATTTTATTTGAATCAACTACTTTTAATCGATTTTTTGCAATACGTCTAACCACCACGTTAGTCGAAAATAATCTACGTAACCTCCCTCGTAATGATGTATCTGCCATGTTATATTCCGTTTATTAATAAATATGTTATAGTAACCATTTCAGGCCTTCGTCGTCGCCAGCGCCGGTGTTCCAATCCCATGATGCATTTTGATTTGGATTGTTTGTATATACTCCTTGAGATTTTCCTAAATGACCTAATGCTTTTCTAGATAAATCCATTCCTTGTTGATGTAATCGCAATGCAGTATCTCGTACCCATAACGCAATACCAAATGCCATAATTAAATCATCATTATAACCTCGTTGAGCTTCTGCTCGTTGACCATTCCATATAAAGACATACATTTCATCTACCAAGCGCCTAGACTTTATAATAGGTGACTTTTCTCTAAAATATGTTTCTATTTTTGAAATAATTAATGGCCGAGTCTTTGTTGTAGTTGAAAAGCCTGGTACTTTTTGTGACTTAGATTTCAAGTCATAACCTTTAGCCAGATGTACATTTTCATCTACATAAGCATCTTGTTTATAAGAATAATATAAATTCTCATATCCTTTATCAATTAATACTTGTAAGACAGCCCATCCAATGTTTGCATTTTCAACTACTAGTAATGCATTATTCCATTCTGTGGCAACTGCATGTAACATGTTACCATATTCCGTAGTTCCTATTTTACCACGATATTCAGCTACTTGTGTTAATGATTCAATTTCAATGACATGAAATGCAGAATAATCAGCACCATCGCCTCGCGCAACATCAGCTACAACTGCATATGCTTTGGAATAATTTGGATAATCCCATAACCAATAGTTACCATCAAATCCTCTTTTCTCTTTTGGTTCATCGATATATGTTTGTTCATACCATTGAATAATAGGACCATCCACAATAGTATGTCCAGAAGTAATAAAGTCACAATCACATTCTTGAGCCGCTGATTTTTCTCCTAGCAACTGAGTTTGTTCATCTCTCCATGTCTCATCTCGTTCTGGATGTACTGTCCAATGCAGTTTAATACTATTAAATTTACCACCAGCTTCTGCATCCATCCATGTTTTATGAAACAAGTTACCAGTACCATTTGGTGTTGATAACATGATAGCACCTCCACCAGTTGCAAGTGTTTGTTGAGCAGCAGTCCATATCTCATCAATTCTATCAATGAAAGCTGCTTCATCCATAACCAATAGCGATAATGCTTCTGAACGACCAGCTGTACCTGTACTTGATACTGCCTTTACTTGAGAACCATTTTTAAAACGTAATGATAATTTGTTATCTTCTAATGCCTTTCCTTTTAACCAGGAAGGCAGGTTATCATGCATTACTCGTACTTTGGTAACAAGATTCTTTGCAACGTCTTGAGTGGTTGCAATTACTAGACAATTGAAATCTTCTTTAAATAACATGTTCCATAAAATGTAACCAGCCGATAAAGTTGATATTCCTAACTGTCGTGATTTCAATATTATATTATATCGATTATCTTTCATTGAAGTCAATGTATCTTCTTGAAATGGATAAAGATTGAAAAACATTTTACCTTTGGTAGGATGTTGAATGATGCAATACTTTTTCATGAAATGCGTAGGATCGACAGCACATTTTTTGTACTCTTCCTTAATTATTTCTTTTAGCGATTTTTGTGGCATATTCTATAATATATAAAAAATTTCTCTTATTTCAAAATTAAAACTATGAAAAGTATAATTGCAGATCCAGCGCCTGCTAATATACCATTACGTTGCCGTTTATATTTTTTAGCAAGTTTTTTCTGAAGTTCTATTTGTTCGTCTTTTGTGGAAATTGTTTGATCAAGTAATCCTATCTCTGTTTCAAATGTATTTTGTTTTTCTTGATATGTAGTTATGACACTATCTTTCAATGATAGTTGATCTCGTAATGTTTTCTGAATTTTCTGTTCAAGGATTAATTGCTTGGTTGCAAGATCACCAGCTTCTATATCTTGTATTGCTTGTACTAAATATCGTTTAGGTAAGCATATAAGACTATCACTCGTAACGGTTTGTGAAATACTTGGTAACGTCGTTACTAGTAAAATTATTGATATTATCAATTTTTTTAGCATAATCATCTTTTAATTTTTCTATCTTAGCTTCTTTCACTAAAATATTGTCTTGTAACACGTGTAACGAATCATTCAATGATATGATATTATCGTCTAGCAACTGTCTTTCGATTTGAACCTTTTTAATTTCCGTTGTTAAACTATCTACACGTTGTTGCAATTGTTTGTCTTGTATCATAATCTCATGATCCGAACCTGACATAAACATATATGTTAATCCTATTGACATAAGAATTATAATTGCAATTAATATTAATGTAACTTTATCTATTTTCATATTATGTCGATAATGGCGGAGCAGCTTTTAATGTTATTGATGCAGCTTTTGATCCTAAACTCTTTTTTATTTTTTCAACTAACGGTACAAATACATTAATAACTATAGTTCCTATAGCATATGCCATACAAAAAATTTCTACTGCAAATACGACTGACCGGAGGCCAGGAATATATTTTGCTAATGAAGGAGCATATTTTCCTAATAATCCCGGAATATCAATTCCAAATATAGCATCACCTCCGCCTTCAGATAATACCGATGATAGTTTAATTTTTGATTCATGTGCTGCTCCATGGGCAGCAATATTTGCACCCGCATGTATTATTTCTGCAACTTCTCCTAATATTGGACCGGTTATAGCAAATGCAAATGCTCCGGGGCCACCGGCAGCTTTGGATATGGCACTTACAAATTTTAATGTATTTTTCGATAGATATCCTGTAGCAAGTTTTAGTGCAGTTCCTAATGGATTAAATATTGCAGTAAGAATTTTAACAGTATATTTAACTATTTTATGTAAAATTGGATAATTTTTTAAAGCATCTTCCGGGTGCTTAACAGCGCCTCCTTCGTTTAAAGATAATAGAGCTTCGTTAAGTTTTTTATCTGATAACATTACAGTGGCTTCTTTAATATTTCCTTTTGCTTGAATCACATCATTTGTATATAACTCACCGCCTACTAATTTTTCATTGACATATCCTTTTATATGTGTTATACAACCATTAGCCTGCATTATTTCTTCACCGATTTGTGTTGCCTTTTCTGGATCTTCTAATGCTTTTTTAATATCAGCTGATTTACTTTGTATAGGTTTAGTTAGTTTATTCATTAATCCTTTTGCACCGGCTACTATTTTTTCAAATAAAGATTTAAAGAATAATTTTATTTTATCTAAAAGACCTTTTACAAAATCTTTAAATGATGCCCATATTGCTTTAACGCCAGCCCATCCTTTTTGTACATAACCTTTTACTTGATCATATTTGCTTTTAATCCAATCCATCGGACCTTCATTAATAGATTTATCAATCATACGTATTGTATTTTCATTGATAAATTTATAATTAGTATGACTAAAAAATTCTTTTAAAGCATTGGATTCGTTTACACCTAAAACACCAGACTCGATTATCGAATTGATTTGCACAGAACCTAACATATGAGATTCCATTGCCTTCATCGATTTTTTTGTTGATTTTTTAAATGTACGTTTCAATTCATTAAATTTAGATTCATTTAATAAATTTCCCATCTTTAAAGTAGCCATATCATTCCTTACATCATTGCTTTCATATAATCGCCTGCCAATCTAGACAATACTTTGAATGTGTTTTTCATATCATCCATTGTATCGTAATTGCCATCTTTATATAACATTTCCAAAAAGTTTTCCATGTCATCCATTACAACATCTGAGTTCTTCCATTTCTGTACAATGTTAGATCTCATTGCAACTTCATTAAGCGATTCGGATAATACTGACTTGATCATTTGTTTGATTTCAATTTGAAGATCAACATCTTTTTCAGCATCCATTACTGTGCGTTCTATCTCATCTTTAAGATCTTTTTTCTTGGCAGTCAATTCTTTTAATTTTTTCAGAATCTTTTCTTTCTCCTTGCCATCTGCTTTTGCAAATTTAGGAGCCAATTTTTTCATTTCATCAACTACCTTATCAAAATCTTTACCGACCTTGTTTACTTTTTTACTTGCCATCTTCTTTTCCTAGGTTATCTAACAAAGTTTCTCTAAACTCTTTATAGTCATCATCAAATTTTTCAAAGAATGCTGTCTGGTCCCAATTTTCCATTTTACCATCCGCTCCTTGAACAAATTGCAATTTCATTGAATCACGCAAAACTTCAACTTCTTTATCAGCATCTTTTAGCCATCCCTCGGCATTTGCTAACATTTTCTTTCGTGAATATTCTTGCCAAGCTTCTTTTCCTTTTGATCTAATCTTTGTTTCTTCTTTAAGCACGCATGAAAAACATTTTTTATGAATAAACCACATCTTAAGATTTAATCGTTCTTCATCAACACCTTTCATTTTTGAACCACAACAAGGACAGTGTGTAGGTGCTGTTAACAAATCTTTTATCATGTCTCGAACGCTGTTTGCTGGCTTTTTGCTACGGAATCCATCATGTTGTTCAACTTTCCATTCCATGCCTTTTGCATCAGCCTCAATCCATACTTTTGGCTTACCATCTTCAAATGTTTCTAAAACATTTTTTTCTTTTGGTTTACCTGTATAACCTACTGTTGTTTTTGTCTGAGATTTATGAACCCCAGCTATCATTTGCTTAACAGCTTTTATATTTTGTAACTTGCTTGACATATTATTTTATCTGCTTAACTTTCATTCTTAGCTTACGCTTGGCACTATCATCCATTCCCATTTTAGTAATAAGATCCATGACAAACTCTGCTTGTTGATTTGCTGGTTTAGAATTCAATGCTTTCTTTAACATTTGAAATGCCTGAGTTTTTTCTAGTTTTTCTCCTTTTGAATCCAATGCACCTTCTCCAAGAGATTTACCAGCTTCGCTAGATGCCATAGAACCAGCATCACCATCATCAAGACCTGCCGTATAATTCTCTTCCATTTCCGCATCTGGTTTAGCTTCTCTATCCATTTTAGTCAATGCAGCTTTTATATATGGTAAATCACTAGCTTGTATGTTAAATTTTTTCAATACCGGTAATACGGATTGTACTCTTTGACGTTTAGTAAATCGTGATGTTCTTCCACTAATTTTACCTAATCCTCGTTCTAATTCTGCTCCACCAGCTCCTAGCCTAGGTGCTTCAGATAATATTTTTTTTATCTGTTTACGTATTACTCCACGTAGT